CAAGTAGATTTAAGCGTTTACAATAAAGAGATTTATAGTGGGATAACTCTTGCAAGTTACTCACAAAACGACCCAGTAGAGGTACATAGGGTACAGCTACAAGAAGCAGTTAGTAAAACTAGACGATTACAACTTGAATTGGAGGCAATGAAGAAATGAAAATAATGGAAAAACTTAGTACTTATGCGGCACTAATAGGTGTAATAGGAGCAATTGGTGGTGGGTTCTATACTTGGGGGCAGTTTAATTCACGCCTTGATGCATTAGAATCAGAACCTTCTGTTAATCTTTCACCTTTAAAACAAAAAGATAAAGAGTTAACACAACAATTTGATGAAGTTTTATTATACGCTAACGAATATAAAGTAGATTTAATAGATAGAATTAATAAAGTAGAAGAACAAATTAAACCTACAGATTTAACTTTAGTATTTAAAGAGATAGGTAAAATTAGAGAACAGATAGCTATGCTACCAGAACGTGCTAATTTAAAACCTCTTCTTGAACAACTTCAAATGTTAGAAGAATATGGTTGGGAATTAGAAGAAGATATTGAGGAATTAAGTAAAGATGTAGCTATTGTTAAAAAAGAAAATGAAGTGCAAGATGCACAGATAGAAGAAATAAAATTACAAAGTAAAAATCCATTAGGAGGATAGTATGCCACACGAAGGTTATCACGGTTCTGTACAAGGTTTAGGTCAATCTAATAAACCAGACACTAGTGCCTATAAACAAGCGGCTGAATCTATGAAGTCTGCAGGTATTAGTAATTTATCTGGCTCAACTACATCTAATAAAAAAGGAAAGGAAGCTAAAAAAATACAGCAGACTTTTCAAGATAACAACAATAACAATAATAACAATAATAATGTTGACTCTATTGTTCCTAAACCAAAACCAAAACCAACAAAACCAACAAACACAACAAACACAACAAACACAACAAACACAACAAGTTTAATGGAAGACAACAATAAAACATTAAGAAATAAAATAAAAAAGAAAAGAATGAAGATGAGTCCATACCTTGGTTTGTTTGACCCTAATCGTCATAAAGAATTTAATCAAGAAATGTCAAATGCTATTAGAGAATATGCAACAGCAAAAGGCGTATCAAATGCATGGTCGGATAATAAATTTATAGATGAACTTTATAATTTTACTGGGGCGGCTCAGTCATCATCCATGTATCCAATGACTCAAGTTCCACAAACTATTTATTCTGCCGCTTATCAAGGATTAGATGCAATAATAGAAACTTATCAAGGAAAATCAAAACCAATGAAAGCACTATCTGATGGCGTTAGTGATTTTTTTCAAAATGTTAAAGGTATATTTTCTGCACCAAAAAGTGATGATGAATTATTAGAAGACGCATTTGATAAAATTGATAAATATGTAAAAGGAGTAAGTTAATATGGCACTACCAGTAACAGACCAACTAATAACACAGATGATGACAGAAAATGTTAGAACATCTCCTACTACACCGATGGAGGGGAATGTATCTAGACCAATGATTGTAAGTGATTTATTAAGTGCTATGAGAGATATTAATTTTAGTCAATTAATGGGAGAGTATGGAAACATATCTGGAAATCCTAGTAAAGAAATTACCCCTATGATAACAGGATTAATGAAAGAAAGTGTTAAAGTTCCAGAGACTCCATTAGAACAACAACAAAAGAAAGCTAAAAAACCTTCAGTAGCTACAGGAGGGCCTGCTCAAAGTACGGAACAAATAAGTTCTGCTGTTGAAAATATGACTCCCGAAAATGTATCTGTTCCTACACCTATGACAGATGCAATGGCTACAAACACAATGGCTCCTTTAGGAACACTAGTAGAACAAAATGGGGGATTGATGTCAAATGCTCCGCAACAGATTGCGTAGTTCCTCATCAAAGTGATATGAATCTGCTTTGCAATGATTGACAATAGCAGATATTAAATGAGCATAATAGTCATCACCAAGTTCTTTTAGAACTTCTTTAGTAGGTAATGACTCATGCTTTGTAATTAGATTACCATTATTATTTATTGACACCACAGTGCTAAAAAGGATTGCCTCTTTAGTTCTTGGTGTCATTTTTTTTGCCCTCTTCACTAATAAAATCTGGATTTATTTTATCATCAAGTTTGGGTAATTTACTTAATACTGCTATAGCTTGAGCCACTTCTTGGTAGGGCCTAGTAAACATGTATTTCATTACAGTGCTTAACTGTTCTTGTGTAATAATGTAATTCATTATTTATTCTCCTTAAATTTAATTTCTCCTGCAATAGCACTATATGCCGCCATATCAATATAGGTATCTTTACTAACTGCACCCAGTTTAGTACGAGCCATTTTTAATAATGCCATCATAATTGCTACATCATGAGCTTCTATTTTTATATCTAGATAGGCAGACCATAGCCTAGCTATATTATTATGGTTATTAGTTTTATCTCCATAATCCTTTTGTCTATCTGTACCAGATAATCTGATAGCCTCAGATAAAAATTCTTTCGTAATCATTTCTTTTCCTTTTTAAATTTACGCCCTACAACAAATACAATGCTATTAATTACTGTGTTAATTGTTACCATAGTTAATAACCACCATTGCCAAAATTCTAATGTCATACTTTTACCAAATCAGTTAAAGGTACTAAATATCCTTTTGATGTTAGCTTATCTCCACCCGGCACAACTCTATAATCTTTACTAACTAATCTTTTTAATCTTGATAAAGGAATATGTATAGAAAACATATGCCTATCTCCAGTGCTTACTATTTTAAATATCCATGTATCAGATTTACTAGAACGAATACCACTATCTTTACCTCTTGATTGAAACTCTACATACACATTACCTGTTTTATGTGCCATTCTATCTGTTTTTAATTCAAAGTTTTCCATAGACTTCATCACAAGCTTTTCGTGTTTCTTACCATATGATAAGTCTTTAGAAAATTTAGTTACAGAGAAATCACTCTCTCGTAACTTTTTAATATTGTCACTCTTGTTTTCTTTTATTTGTGCTTTCATTAATGTAGCCTATCTTTTTTCATTTTTACCATATCATCAATACTAACCACAGTATCACTGTCTACGGGATTAGATAAAGATTCTACACCTTCATCAAATATAATATCGGGTCTTTCTAGTGCCATTCTAACCATTCCATGTGCTATTGTCAAGGCAACACTATAGTCTGCAGTTAAAGGTATTTTTGTTGGCTCTACAAGGGTACAACCAAAACCTTCGTCAGAAGGGTACACAGAAATCGTAATAATATTTTTAGAATTTATTCCATTATCCATTTTGTTTTCCTATCAATTTTAAAAAATGCATAGCGTCAACAATAGCTAATGGTTGCTGATTATTCATTTTAATTATAGCAACTGGCACATCCGTTACTTTAGAATTGCTTTGTGCTTGAGCAACAATATCATATATACCTTTAAATGTTTCTTTGTTTTTACATTCAAAAGAATAAGGTATTAATTTTTTAGCAGGGTTAGATAATTTAATATCTTCTCCTGTCTCTCCCATTATAGCACAGCTTACATCATTATCATCTAGAGTTTTAAATATAGATAGTAATGTATCTCTTGTCCAATTTTGTAATCTTCTTCCTTTAGCTTTTCTACTCCGAACTGTCGACATTTTCTTCCTTTACTTTCGTATACCAAAAGTATTTAGGGTTCATAGCTTTAGATTGTTTTTGTGGTAGATATTGTAGATTTTCCCAACATGGTTTTTTATACGCACAGAATGTACATTCTTTAGCAAGGACTCTATTACCTGTAGGTTTGCGATTAAAAAACTCTTCTACATCTTCAAACTGTCTTTTAAATGGTTGATTAGTATTTAATGCATGAACATTTTTCTTTGCTTGTTCAATAGCTTTTTTCTTATGTTCATCATCATTGATAGGTGTCTCAACTACAGACCATTCTCCTGTAGATTTATTGATAGCAATCCAACCACCAAACTCTTTATCATCTGCCCCTGCATATAGATACCCTTGAGATACATACCCAAATGGGTCATCTTTTAATAAAGCATCAAAACCTCCAGACTCTCCAAACTTATATTGAAATGCATAAGGGGATGCACTTTTTATATCCCATATCTTATCCATAATCTTAACATCATATGTACCTTTGATTTCATCTTCCCCAAATACATATTTAACTTTCTTTTGAAACTCATCTATTTTAACACCAGAAGATTTTAATATAGCAACAGCCAATGCTTCAATTAAATCCCCAAATATAAATCTCATTTTAGAATTATAAGAAGGTG